CCTCTTCAAATATTTATACCCTGACACTTGGATGTCCGAATGATGCACGAACAAATCTCCCGACACAAAGCCGTAGCCCTTTCGCTTGTTGAACCACTTCACTTGGAACATTTAATTATAGTGAGGAGGAGGCTTTATATGCCTTTAATGTTGAATACAAGGTCGACTCGAATATATACATGGAATACATGGACCCAGATAAGTTTATAAACATCATGGTTCAAATTCGAGACATGATACCGTTAGACGATACACAACTCATCGAGATTCAAGAAATGACAGAGAAAGAAAAAACACTCATGATAATAACCATGAACGAAGTCATACGTTCTCTTGTGTATATCTTATAAGAATAAGAGTTACGTTTAATCTATAGGCTGTATAATGGAACGGGAAGTCCGTAAATGTTTCAAAAAGGGACTGGTGAGTTCCTTTCATGGATGGTCTCAGGACAAAGAAACCGAAATGGAGGTGCTACGCACATGGATTTTTGAAAATGAAGAGAGTCACGATTTTTATCATTTTCTGTGTAAGTTTTCGTTCAACACATATGAGCTGAATGACATCCTCTTTACACTTCAAGGACATGTCTTTCCGAATGTGCGTAGTATGGTCAATGCATATGCTAGAGTCGTTTCCAAAGGAATGATACAAGAGATGATTTTATTCGTGGACGATAACCTTTAAAATTGATTTAAATTATTCCATATACGTATATCTAAACATGAATCAAAGCGAGACAAAGTCGTGCGTAAAATCACGGTGTGAAACCTGTCATAAGGAATTTACGCCGTATGGATATACTCGTCATCTAAACCGTAAGGTGCCGTGTGAACCGACAATGAAATCAGAGATACGAGTCTTTCCAAAGCCCATCTTAAAGTGGGTAGGAGGAAAAACGCAACTCTTGGATACCCTTCTAGATAGCTTTCCAAAAGAGATGAAGGATTACCATGAAATCTTCTTAGGAGGAGGAAGTGTGTTGCTTGGGCTGTTGCAAGAGGTTCAACATAAACGGGTCCAAGTAGGACGCATCCATGCCTACGACTTAAACGAACCTCTGATTTATGTCTACAAGAATATACAATCGAGACCTCATGAATTATACGATGCGATACAGGCTTTGATTCATCAATTCAATACATGTGGAGAGGGACTACTCAATCGAGCTCCTACCACACTGGAAGAAGCAAAGGGTTGCAAAGAAAATTATTATTACTGGACCAGAAGATGCTACAACGAATTGGACGCAGAAGGGAAGAAGGAGATAAACGGGTCTGCCATGTTTATCTTCTTAAACAAGACCTGTTTCCGTGGAGTGTTTCGTATGGGTCCGCATGGGTTTAATGTGCCCTATGGCCATTACGCGAATCCAGAAATCCTCAACAAGGACCATCTCTTGCAAATCCATCACCTCATACAGCCCGTCCTCTTTGAATGCTGTGATTTCACAACCTCTTTGTCTCGGGTTCAGACGAATGACTTTGTCTATCTAGACCCGCCTTACGCGCCCGAGAACGATACCTCCTTCGTAGGGTATACGGAAGGAGGCTTTACGCTAGAACAACATAAACAATTGTTTCAATCCATTAAAGCATTGGACGCAAACATCATGTTGAGTAACGCAGATGTTTCCTTGGTAAGAACTCAGTTCATTGAACCCTATACCACGCTCTCTATCCTATGCAAGCGTTCGATACATTCCAAGAATCCTGCGGCCAAGGCCAAGGAAGTCATCATTAAAAACTATTAACTTATTCACGATGTATCCATTCGTCCAAGAGGTCGAAATAATTTTTCTCGGAACCAAAGAATATCGGGATGTACTCTTCCTTCAATATCACGTCCATCAATATCTTAAATTTTGTAGTCGTCGTGAACTTATTTTTTAGAAACTCGCTTACTGTTCCGGCATAATGTATCTCAAACCCTTTGCACACATACTGATACTCTTTCTTGAAACCAATGAAAGCCCACAGTTTGTCTTCGACGGACCCCGAAACACGCTGTTCCTTCTTCTCCAGAATTTTCAAAACCTTTCGACCGTCCTTATATTCCACAATATACGCTTCGTCTGGGTTCCGAATCATGTCAATGTCGTATTTCATTTTCATGTATACCTTCAATCCTTGCTGCAAGACAAAGACAATCGTTTTGTCTTCGAAGGTCTTGGTCAAGTAGAAGTCAGAGACCTTCTTGGGTTGGGCCAAGAAACTGGAACGCTCGTAACCCATCTGGAGAAGTCGTTTCTGATTGCAAGTCAACCTTTCAAATGCTTTCCCGTGAAGGTTGGTGTTCTTGCCGCCTGCGCCTGTGCCACGATTTGTCACTTTGGATGAGTTCATCTTTTTTTGTGATTCGGTTTAAGTATTTGAATGAATTCAATTTTATAATTATAAAAAATAACGTATATCCTGTCTATCTTATTAATATTCCAACTGAAATTCACATACCTCTGAATTGCGAACTTGAAAGTAATAACCAATTTGAGAGAGGAATCGGTAATCTTCAATCACTTTACGAAACCACGGCTGTTCCGGCAGTGGGTCTATCCATTCAATCGTATAGTGGATTGAACCAGTGTCTTCGGAAATCACGGTGTCAATGTAACGCCCCACATAGGCACGATTGCGTTCAAGCCAAGGCGCCACGAACATCTCAAACTGAGCCAAGGTGATACGAAAGTTTCCTGCAATGGTATTACCACGCAACGAGTCTTGGAGAGGATTAATCATCACATTGCGGTGGTCATCTTCTGACTCGAAACATCGTTGACAGAATGAACCGCCTTCCACAAGACAACCACAGACTTTCCAGCAACGGACATCTGTGACGGTTGCTCCATAATCTTCAAGCATAAAGGTATCCTGATTCGTTCCCAGAACGCCCTCAATGTCTCCGGTGTATACGCGAGGCATCTTTTACAGGAGATTCTAGATTAGAAGGTCTTCAATTTTTATTTTTTAGGTTAAAATTGACTTAGAAAAAACGCACAAGAAAAGTAAACCATGTTGGCCCAATTGAATCCTCACCCGCGAGACCGTGATGTCGAGTTTACAGAGGAAGGACACAAATATACGGTGCGAGGAAAGTCAGGATTTACGTCTTGCACTACTTGGGTAAAAAACTTCTTTCCGAAATTCAACGCGTCTGCTATCATTGACAAGATGATGGCGCGTCCGGACTGGCCTCAGAGTAAATATTTTGGACAAACCAAACAAGAGATTATCAAGGGATGGAACGACAACGGAAGGATTGCCTCGACCTATGGAACGCAGATGCATCAGGTCATTGAGGATTACTACAATGGGAAGGTCTACGAATGCGACAAACCTGAATACGCGTTCTTTCAGCGTTTTCTCGTAGACCATGACCATCTCACCCCCTATCGCACCGAGATGCGGGTCTACGACGAAGACTTGGGCTTGTGCGGCTCCATCGATATGCTCTTTCTGAACGCAGACAATACGCTAAGTATTTTCGATTGGAAATTCGCCAAAGAAATCCAATACAAGAATGATTACGGAAAGACCGGGTTCGGGCCTGCACAAGAGTTGGACGATTGTAATGTGAGCCACTACTCGTTACAACTCAACATTTATCGAACCATTCTAGAACGGAAATACGGATTCACTGTCAAGGAAATGTGCCTCGTCTATATGCACCGGGACCTTTCGGACACGTATCTAAAGGTCTATGTTCCCTCTATGGATATGGGTCCATACCTTCAGACTCTGTCTGTGCCTTAAACAAGATACATTCCTCCTTTCGTTTCGTTCCACATATCTCCTCGTATTCATTGTATAAGACCTCTCCGATACACGTATACAGTTTTCCATCGATAGTGACATTCACCGAGACCGGTTTTGCCGCCGGCTGGGATTGTAACAATCGGGCATAGGCGCGTGCCTCTTTTTCTTGTTGATACGCAATATACGCCTTGATTTCTTCAATGTCCTTGATTATTTTTTTCAAATCATTCAAGTCGAACTCTATCTCCATGCTATAAGAGATATAATCCAACAATCAAAAAATAAGAGGCATAGGTATGAATGATGAGATGTAAGACTATCCAAAAAGGATGGTCGGCAAGATAGAGAACCCACTCTAATAGAAACACAAAGAGAATGGTGACGAGACATGCTTCAAAGAAAACGACATGGAAAGGACCATAATGTAATAGAAACATAAGATACATATACATCCCGAGTAGGACACAGCATGCGATATCCAGAAGACGACTCATTCCATAACATGGATAACGCCAGTGATTGATAGATGTCATAAAAAGCGCCATAAAGAAAAGACTACTTAGGACATCATGAAAGCTATACGAAACGATAGATGCAATCAAAAAAAAGAAACTGGAATAAAAGAGAATACGAGAGCCATGGTCACAAGAAGAGGTTAGATACATCCTTCTCTTATAAGATAAAATAATTATACACTTAGAACTCGTTTGTTTAATTCGGCCAAAGGGACCCATGGAAAGGAGACATGACACTCCCAAAAAAACTTACAAAAGGATGTCTCGATAGGAAAATTCAATAGAGTCAGTTGACGATACTCTTTGGCAAGGTCGCGATAAACGGCCGGAAGAAAGGCCTCGTAATCCGAATAAGGCATCACGTAGAGTAGCTGCGTATAGACCGAGAGAGGCGACGAGGGAACATAGTCAAACGGTTCATTAAAACATGGAATGTCGTGAATGAGTGAACCAAAGAGAGGCGCCATGTGAAATTCATATCCATAGTAATAATCCTTACATTCTCCGTGATAATAAGCCAAGGTCCAATCCAACATTTTCAGGTAATTTTTACACATCTCAGATGGAGATACAGACCCGACTAAAAAAGGATAATACGCATCGGGCTCGACAAGCAAACGTTTCTCTGGAATGTCATAGAGAGGATACAGATTGAGTCGTTCCTCTGGTGTATTTGCAAAGGTCTTCAGTTTCAGTTTCCATTCAATGTTTTTCTGGATGAGTTCCACTTCCACCTTGGACAAGGCAATCCACAATTCCTTCACATTGTCCCACTGGATGTCTCGGTCCTTGACCAGCTCTTTGGAGCCGATGCTTTTGTAAATGTCCATCAAGACTGGAAGTCCTTCGTTTCGCAATTGAATCGAGGCGAAATGGGGAAGAAAATCATTTCCGCAAAAGAAACACAAAAAACAATAATTAAGCACGGCTTTCTTCAGGTCGGGTATCCCGATACACTCGCTCACTTGCACTGCAAGCTCTTTTACATCAAAGACATAATCGACATTCAATTGAATGTCTTTGAGATAACTGAAATATTTGGTTTCGCGATACAAATGAATCGGACACAAATGTCCATGTAAAAGACTGAGCATAATGAGGTCTGCGTCTAGACCATACACGAAACAGGGTTGCGGATGTTGTCTCAGATACGAAAACATCTTCTGTTCGCCTTCCCCCTCTTCGTCTGAACCACTAAAGAGAATGTGGTGTTCAAAACAGGCCTGCTTCATGAAGGCATCTAGCTCGCGCATAAAAGGAGTGCCCGGTGTAATGGCATTGGTATTCCACTCATTTTTGTTGAGGATTTGCTTGGTTAGGTAAGACTTGTAACGGCGTTGTTTCTGTTGTTTCATTTTGGCATACGGGACTACACCATCAAAGGCGACATAGGTTTTGGACGATTTGGTTTTCTGAATGAGAGCCAAGACCTTTTGAAAGACCCGGTCCTTGATACCCCCCTTCCCTTCGCGTGTATCTACATTCATACCTTCGTGTATCACGTCATAAATAAGGGAATTTGCGTCAATCAATAAAAGAGGACAAGGAATCCCCTGCATCCGTTTGATAATTTTCTTATGATGTTTGATAACATAAGAGAAGTAACTTGGAATGCCCATTACGTTGCCTTGTGAACCTTTTTTAATATCCTTTTACTATAACATGGAGAACCCCGTTCCAAAGCCTGAACCCGTCTTGCCCACTTTACCGACCTTGTTCATCTTTCTGTCGACCATCTCTCCTTTTCTGATTGTGTTGATTTTCGTCTTCATCTCTATCATCAATTCAAACATAAAAGGATTGATTTATTTGTTTGGAGTCATTATTTTATTCTTCATTACCTATGTATTTCAACTGACCCTACACAAGTCAGACGATAGTTCAAAGCACAATTGCACGATTATTCAATTCCCCCTTCAGTTATACAGCAATCCTTCTTTCAACAGTGCCCTTTTTCTTTTTACCATTGCCTACATTTCCATTCCCATGATGTTGAAAGACAGTCTCAACGTTCCTTTATTGATAGTGCTCTTATGTATATTTGCAGTCGATACCACCGTGCGAAACATGTATCAATGCACTTCACCCGTGGGGACGGTCCTCGGAGCTGTGCTGGGTATTGTATGGGGTGTGGCATGGTATTTATTGATTCAAACCAGTGCACCGAATCTCTTGTTTTACGATGACCTCATGTCCAATCGGGTCGCGTGCAGTAGGCCGACCGAACAAAAGTTCAAGTGTTCCGTGTATAAGAATGGAGAACTGTTACAAACGTTATAAGACTAGGCCCTATACAAGGATGCATGTTTCCTAAAGTATTGGTCTAACTCGTAGACCATGCGTTTTCGATGAAAGCTATACAACATCATGGTGACATTTGTATTGTTCATGTTTTCGTAAATATGGATGACATTTTTGATGACCATGGAAAGATTGAACGGCTTATAAAAAACGACATGTTCTGCATAAGATAAGGTCGTTTCTTTCTTGAGTCTTTTGTTGACGTCTTCGTGAAACGAATAGATAAAAAACCGTAACTGCTCAAGTGTAGAGATTCGCATGTATTGATGTGAATTGAAATAGGCGATAGCATGGTTACTGCACATCGGGCAGGGCAAATTCGAGATGACCACGTAAATCATATTTTTCAAGTCTTCCAAGACAGGACGTTGGATGTTATCGTCTATCTTCAAAACCATGCAATGTAAAAGGTACCACGTAGCGGGTCCCCATATCGCTCTCGACATACTAATATAAAGAGATAAAAATATGGGCATAGTAATGAATGAAACGTGCCTCATCAGTAAAGAACCCATCGAACACAAAATAACATTGCCCTGTGAACATTCGTTTGAGTATTATTATTTATTCCACGAAATCAAAGAACAAAAAAACCGTCATCTGGCCTATTTCAAATGCCCTTATTGCCGAAAAATCTATTATTCACTCATTCCGTACATGGACGTGGAAGGGGTTGAAAAGATATCCCATGTGAATTATTACTCTAGAAACATACTACCTCTGTTTGCGTGTAAACAAGCCGATTGCCAGGAACCAGCTCATCGTTACAAAACCGGGCTTTCCTGTAGGAAACATTATACCGACCCACCCAAGAACAAATGCGTGGAACGGTGTAAAAATGGTAACCCTTGTCGGTTCTATGCATTAGAAGACGGAAACTATTGCGCGAAGCATCGAAAGGTTGAATAGTTAAACGAATTTAAACAAACCCTCTTACTTTCAACATGACGGAAAAGAATGCTCTTGCGGATAAAATCCGGCATTGGCTGGAGTATGACAAAAAAATAACAGAACTTCAAAAACAAATGCGTGAACTCAAAAAAAACAAGAAACTTGTCTCGGATGACTTGTCCACCCTTATGAAAGAACGAGAAGTGGATACCGTAAGCATCACGAATGTGGGACAAATCAGCTATCAAAAGAAAGAAGTGAAGAAAGGTATCAATAAGAAATACTTGATAGAGATATTGGGACAATATTACAAGAACCCCACGCAAGCGAAAGAAGTCTCGGATTACATCTTGGAAAACAGAGAAACTCAGACTCGCGAGAACATTAAACTGAAGAAGTAGAAATAGATTAAGTATTTGAACGTAATCCTTTATAAAAATAAAAATACATCTACAGTATAGATGGACTTTCTCGAATTCATAAAGGGTCTATCCCTTCACGGGAACAATAATACTCAAAAAAGGGTTGTTTTCTATAGTTTGGATACCTTGCATGGAAAACCGTTTGTTTATTTTACAGGGATACAGCGAGGGGATACCTTGGACGCATTTCCAACCTTTGAAACCAAAGAGGACATCACCATCAAGGG